GTCCCGGTTGAAGGAGCTGGAGGAGTGCAACGCTGAGACGCTGGGTCAGATCGATGAAGCCTTGGCCGCCGAGCTGAAAGACAAGCGGATGACCTACAACAAGCAGCTATCTATGGAAGCAAAGGAGGGTGGTGATGAAGCACGGTCTTACAATCAAGCAAAAAGCGGTTTTTGATTTCATACACCTTTACATTCGAGCAAACGGTGTGCCGCCATCTGTGCGTGATATTGCGAAAGGCAAGATTGACGGCCAACAGGTGATGTCGCCGCGCGTCAGCACTCAATCGGTTCATCGAATGATCAAGCAACTTGAACTCCGCGGCTGGATTCAGTCGCTGCCAGGCCAAGCCAGATCGATCACGATTTGCGACTAGGCTTTTCTGAATAGGTCGCCGTCAGCTTTCTTGACGGTGGCCTTTCCTTTTGCGTGGGCCTTGAGCCTAGCCACTGCCCAGGCATGTGCCGACATCCCCGCTTTACTGCCGCTGGAATAGTAGGCACCCAACCCGCGTTTATAAATCTTGTTGGCCCTTTCAGCCCCGAACATATCTTGATATTTTTTTGGCGCTGCCATCAGGTCTTGCTCCTCTGTTTGCTGATCCTGTCCATCATGGCCGGCGTCAGCATGCCCATTCGGTACAGTCGGCGGGTGCGCTTGATCTCGGCCCTGGTCTTGTCTGGGTCTTTCGAGCCGCGCACATACTTTGCTGGCAGGCCCGACTTCTTGTCCTTCGGGACGCGCTTGAACTTTCTCATGCTTGCATCAAGCCAATGGCTTGCTCCCTGGTTTCGTCATTGCGTCGGGTCCACCCAGCTCCAAACGTGTCAAAAGTTTTGAGTCGCTCATAGAACGCCTGTCGCCGGTGATACATATCTTCGATAATTACATCGGAATCGAACCCAGCAACCGCCGCCAAGGTCTTTGGGCCAATGCCGCCGTCAGCGGTTGCGCCAACCGATTTCTGTAGTGTTCTGGCTCCGCGTCCGGTGCCGGCGTTCACACCGAAATCAAAACACATCCAGTCAACTCCAGCGGGGAGCTTGTCGCAATTCATCCGGTTCCAATATTCCTGCCGGTAGATTTGTTCGACGTGGCTGTCTGGGATGTTTTGCATCACATACTCAGTCACCTCGGCGTCCACGTCCATTGCGTCTGACAGCCACTGACCATAGACCCGCGCTGTGATACCTTTGTTAGTCATGCCACCTGGGTCTTTAGGGTGATTGACAAAACCACCTTCGTGTTTCAACAGCCACTCCAGGCATTGCTCAAAGTTAGCCTTCATTTCTTCAGCCCCTTTATTCCGCGTAGTCCAAAGCTGGCAGCGATTGATGCGTACATAGCCCATTGAAACCAGTCCGGTGTGGTGGCCAATACCTCGAACCCACGATCTACATACGGCTGCATAGGCGGTATGAAGCACATGGCAATGATGGCTATGAACAGGATCGTCCAGGCTTCATCCTTCCAGCTATCCTTGCTGGCCTCGGCCATGATCTTTTCCCAGCCGGCCTCATGGGTAGCCGCCACCTTCATCACCTCAGCCTCGGCCTCTGCCTTGGCCACCTTCACCCTAGACTGAGCTGCCTTTTCATCTGCCTTGCCCTTCAGCCAAGAGCCGGCAAGTTCGCCCAAGATCGGCAGAAACTGCATCATTTGCCTGTCCTGCTATTCACATAAAGACCAAACCAAGCCGCGCCAGCTCCGACGATCACACTGACAAATCCGGCCTGCGCGTTGTTGGGAGCTTCGAGGCCCATGAACCAAGAGCATGTTTGGTAGAACACCACCATGTAACTTAAGATCAGAAGCCGGGGAACAATGCGCCAAGCATCTAGGCGCTCTGGTGTCAGGCTCATTGCAATGCCTCCTTGATTGCGTCCAGCGTTTCTCTAAGGGTCAGCGGCGGGTCTTTGTTTGGCTCATAGACGCATTGATAAGTTGTCGGTATCCACTCAAAAGGCATGTAGCTAACGGACTCCGTTGTATTATTGGCACCGCGATAAAGGCACACCCGTTTATCTCCGATCATCTCACAGCCAGCCAGCCGGCACGCGACATAGGTGCGTTCACTTGCCGTGGCCATCCACGTCGCCAGACCGACAACAACAACAACTGTGAGCACTGCAAGAACAATGAACACAACCCACAAATTTTCTACCATTTCTGCCCGTTGCTTTGCCTTTAGCTGCTTCTGTTTTTGCTCCTCTTCTTTCTGCGCTTTGATCCGACGCTGATACTCCTGTTTGATTCCAGCGAACGTGCCGTGACCAAACCGCATGTCGATCAGCACTTGCATCTCATACAGAGCTTCTTCGGCCAGCTTCTTGTCTATCGTTTCTGATGCCGCTGATCCGATGCCGTCAAAGTTGGAGAACCCGCTTGCCTTTTTTGCCGCCTGCTTCTGAATCTGCGAGTGTCCGGTCAGCAGGCTGTCGAGCTGTGACGCTATATCTCGAACGTCTTTTGCGGTGCCTATCGCCGACTTGATGCCATCGACACTGGCCTTGACCAGGGCTATGCCGGCCAGAGCTGTGCTGATCGGTTCCACTACCCCCTCATCAAGACAGTCAACAGCAGCACAATGGTCGTGCCGGCACTGCCCACCAGGACAGCTTCGAGGCGTTTCACCCGGCTCAACAACTCGGTGAACCGTTCCTGACTTAGAGCTGTCAGCGTGTCCAGTTCAGCTTTGACGGAAACGACGGTAGGCTTGCTCACTTCTTTTTACCTTTCGCCTTTTTAGCCGGCGCTTTCTTTGCGGCCACTGGAGCTGGTGCCGGTGTCGGCTTCAGCTTCGGATTCAAGTCATAGAGGTGGGGCATAAAGGTTCTCCCAATTGTATGCAACATCTGTTTCACGCGTTTGATCATTGTACATCTTACCTAAAAAAAATCAGGTTCACGACGGTTTGGTTGGCCATGTAACAGACGCAGGGAAGCCAGCTTGCGCCGGGACATCACGCAGCGCCTGACGATAGGCAGCCATCTCGCTCGACAACGTGTTATCCGACAGCGCTAGATAGTCTGTCTCAAACAGCAGCTTGTCACGTTCCTGGCGCACGTTTCTTTTTTGAATTAACAGTTCATAGTTTTTGACTTGCCACGTTTGCGTCCACGCTCCATCGACAAGCGTCGGTGTGGCTTCTTCAACGTATGAAATCAAACCATCATGGTCAGGCAAATCAGACTGCGTTACAGGATACATTTTATAGCCCTGAAGCAATGCATCAGTCGTCGTTGCCGGAAAGCTAGTGCTGGGATTGTCAGTCTTTAAATCAGAGAGTGTGTAAGGGTAGGCTGCAACCGCATCGTCCACTATTTTTGCGTACATGCTAAACTCCTAAGTTGCGAACAGGTCAATGGCTGGACGATAATTTTGTGAGTAACCTGTGAAGGAAGTTACATAGTAGGTTCCTGCCTGGTCTGACCAACTATAGTAAAGGCGGCCTGAAGCAACTCGGGTGGTTGTGCCTGCTGCGTTCCAATTGGTTGGTACTTGCCCCCAGGCAAAGATAAAACCTATTGCATCGGTGCCGTTCCAGGTGAACGAATTATCCAACGTCATTTCGTGAAAGCCAGTGCCGGGACTATAAGCGTCATAGTTGTGCTGCGCTTTCACGTCCGTGACGTTGCTGCTTGATAACCCACCAAGACTAGTAGGATTCGTCAAATTTGTGCCGCTTGCAATGTGCATCATGCGAATTGCATAGTTTGGAAAAGGCATGCGGTTCTGGAGTGGCGTTTGCGTGACGTTCCACCTGAGTTTGGTGATGACATCGTTTGAGCTAAGACCAAAATTGGTTAATTCTGATGAGGTGTAGGTGAACGCTAGTACTGCCCGGCGGTAATAGGTGTTAACGAGCCCGGGCGTAACTGTGTTTAAGGCCGCCGACGCGCCACTGGTATAACCGTAATAAGCCCCGGTGCCGCCACCACCGCCACCACCGCCACCACCGCCAGCAGCTTGCCCAGCAAGTAGTATTTTCTTGCTCAACATCAGCTCGCCACCGCTCCATAAAGCTGGCCCTGGTGCCAAAGAACCACGGTTGTGTAGCCGCTGGTCGCTAAAGTTGGGGCAGAGCCTGAAGCCCAGGTCATCGTCGGCCAGGTGACAGTGTAGGCCGAGCCATCGTCAATCATCAGGGTGATGGACTCGCCGTCGGAAAACGTCTCTGTGAAAGTCGTGTTGCCGCCAAGTATCTTATATTGAATTGTGCCATTCGACGGGTCCAGAACTTGGCCTGTCAGGTTGTAGACTTCCTCAACTAGTGCGCCTCCTAGCGTCAGGTCGCCGGTCAACGTCCCACCGGACAATGGCAGGAACGAACCTCCGCCACCGCCGCCACCGCCTATGCCGAGATTCGCAGGCGTTATTTTCTTCAGGACGCCGCCGTCATTGACCAGGACATGATCCGCATCGGATGAGCTGGTGGTCGTCGTGGGCGCATCTGAATTAGCAGTGCCTATAAGGATGCCGGTAGCAGCCGGTAGCGTTGAGATAACATCGCCGCTAAATTCTGAATGTGCTGGTGCTTTCAATCCGGCATAGTGTGCGTTAGAACTTTCGCAATAAAGACGCACTTCAGATTGAGTGCCGCCGTTGCGAACGTCTATCCTACCATCACTAACAGTTACACCTCCGGTTGAACCATCACCGTTTAAATTCAGATTTGTTGCAAGGATTCGTAGATCACCTGTGCCTGATTCACTAATGACAGAATGACTGCCGTTGTGAAAAATCCTCAAATCTCCAGAATTTCCAAATTCAGCAACGGCACTATCTGCAAACTCAAGCGCGTTGTCAGACGTATCAAAAACAATATTGTAACTAGCCCCACTAAAAGTCACGTCACCACTAAAGGTGCCACCTGCCTTCGGCATTGCCGCGTCGGCGGTAACCCCTTGAGCTGCGGTAGCGTAGTCGGCAGAGTTAAACGCCTTTACCTGTGCTAGGTTAGTCACTTCGCTGTCCATCAACGCACCGGCTGCCGCGACATTTGTGGAGTCCGTCACGTCTGCGCTGGCTTCAATACCGTCGAGCTTGGAGTGGTCAGCATCCGTAAAGACGTTACTGTCACTGGCACTTTCAACAAGTGTACGTATCTCACTAGCAGTTTGATCAGCGGTGGCACTTGCTTCGATACCGTCGAGCTTACTGTGATCAGCGTCAGTGAATACATTGCTGTCGCTAGCACTTTCAACTAACGCTCTAATTTCAGAAGCCGTCTGATCTGCGGTCGCGCCGGTTTCGATGCCGTCCAGTTTGCTATGGTCGGAGTCTGTGAACACGTTGCTATCACTTGCACTCTCAACCAATGCGCGGATTTCAGAAGCAGTCTGGTCTGCCGTGGCGCTTGCCTCAATCCCGTCCAGTTTGGTTTTGTCAGCGGCAGGCATTAGGCCGGCAGAGTCAGACGCAGCCTCTGGTATTCGGCCATCAGCTATCGTGCCAACCAATTGCGAAGCATCAATTGTTTTGTTGGTCAACGTCTGCGAACCGCTGAGAGTCGCAACTGTGCTATCAATTTCGATTGAAATTGCCCCGGTTGTGCCGCCGCCGGCAATGCCATTCCCAGCCGAAACACTTGTGATATCACCAAACGTCGTCGCTTCTGGGTTTCCGGTACTGGCGTTAAATGCTAACCCTTTGCCCTTCCGACTATCTTGGTCAGGCAATGTCATATCGATGTCGGTCGGATCAAACTTTGGTGCGGTCAGTGCGCGGCTGGCAGCTTCTTCGCGCTCGGCCATCTGCATCGTCACAGTGTCGAAATCTGATTCCAGTGACGCAGCAGTAATGTTGCCGCCGGCGGTATAAACACTTGTCCTAGCCAGAGCTATGTCTGAAATAATCGTGACCACCTGGTTCTGCGTAGGACGGTGATCAATGCTGGCGCTTGAGTCATGCCTGAATTTGACGACGCATGTGCCATCCGCAGCTATACCGTTTACTGCGCTGCCGCCGGTCGTGTCTTTGATATCGTAGTGTGTGCCTTCAGTTTTCTGGGTGCCGTCAACAAATACCTTGATGTCAGTAGTCTGGTTTGATTGAAACGCGACAGAAAACTCTTGCTGATTAGTGCTGGACACTACAGCTCGGATGCGTCTCGTTTGGTCGTTTACACTAAAGGTAGCCATTTTCTAACTCACCCCTTTGGTATTTGTACATTTCGGTTAGTCATTTACTGCGGCCTCATGCTTTCAACTAGGCTCTGATTTAGTTGCTGTGCAGCATCAATTTCATCTGGCTGCACCGGGAACAGCATGTCGGGGTTCCGGCCCCGATAGTCTTCATAGGTGTCACGCTGTGTAACCAGGGCGCGAAGCTCTGGATATTCTAGCAGCATCAATTCACGCGCCCATTTTTTGTAGGCTGAATCCACATCCCTTAAAACTTTCATCTTTTCTTTTGGTGTAGATGGCCGGTCCAGCCTCTCTTTATAGCCGTATGTACCGTCAGCGTCTTGGATTGCAATGGCAAATTCAGCTACCGCAGATACTGGCACAGACCCGCCATAAGCCACCCCAAAATAATCTTTCGCGTACTCGCTGCGCTCTGGGTGGTTATATAGCTCTATGAAGCGATCATACTGTTCGCCACTTAGGTTTATCATCGGCTCACCCATTGACCGAGGTAGCATTGGAAACCCTAACCCTAGGCGCTCTAGCTCTTCATTTATGATGTTTGCCTGTGGCAAGGACTGAACCCGGAAAGGGACAAACGATTGCCATATGTTTCCTCTAGCCCGGCCATCTGGCAGAAATGTAGGGTCTTGCTGAAACCGTTGCTCATACCAACGGTTCCGAGCGGCTGGCAGTTTTTCTGACAAGCCGGGTATCC